CTTGCTGCGCTTTCCAGTACTCATACGCCGCATTGTAGCGCGCACCCTCAATCTCGCCGGCTTTCTCCATCTGATACTCAGCCAGCGCCTGGGCTTCCCGCTCCTGCTGCTCGGCCGCTGCTTTCGCGGCTGCTTGCTGCGCTTTCCAGTACTCATATGCGGCATTGTACCGGGCACCCTCAATCTCGCCAGCTTTCTCCATCTGGTATTCGGCTAATGCCTGGGCTTCCCGCTCCTGCTGCTCGGCCGCTGCTTTCGCGGCTGCTTGCTGCGCTTTCCAGTACTCATACGCCGCATTGTAGCGCGCACCCTCAATCTCGCCGGCTTTTTCCATCTGGTATTCGGCGAGAGCCTGCGCTTGGCTTAATTCTTTCTGGCCATTTACAAGCGCTTGTATTTGGATTTTTAGCAGTTTTGCTGCTGGATTATTTTCTGTCACCAGCCCATTCGACCCCTGAATGAGCTTTACATAAGCATTAAGATATTGAGTAAGTAATTCCTGGGATGATGCTTCTTGCCCAAGCGCAGATGCTCTTAATTTGATAGCCTGAATATTTTTAGCCAATTCATCATTGACTGATTTAATATATTCGGCAGCCTTCTCATCTTTTTCATTTTGAACTGATGGTTTTGTTCCAGATGATGGTCCTGATGCTGTTTGCGCTTTTCTCCTCAGCATTTCGCTCAGTTGTGCAATACGGGCTTCTACATCTGCTATTTGCTTTTCAATTTGCGCTTGTTCAACAATATCTGCTCCGGCAAGGCTAGCCTTTAATGCTTCAAGAGTTTTCTTTTCTCTTTCATAAGCTGCTTTGATGCTGTCATAATCTCCTTCTCCTCGCAGCGCTGCATTTAAATTATTAATTGCATCTTTTGCATTATTTGATCTCTCAATGAGATCAGCAAGCTTATTAATGACGGGAGATATCCCTTCTGCAACCATTTTGCCGAGATGTTCTTTTGCCTCATTTGCCGCAATTCCAAGGCGCTTAAGTCCTGCAGGATCATCATTGCCAATTGCCTTTGCAACGCCACCTACACGGTCAGCAACGGCTTGCAAGACAATTTCTTGTGCTTTTGCTTTATCTCCCGATTCAACAAAGGCTTTTGCAAGCTTTTCTTGCGATTCGGTAAGAATAATTCCAGATCGCCGCAATGCCCCAAAGCCTTCGGCAGGATTCTCTATGGCACGCCCAAGCATTTGTGCAGCGGATGCGGTATCTGTGCCCATAGTCTTTGCAAGATCCAGCGATAGCTCGGTTGCTTTCTTGAAAGCATCTCCGGTAATACTTGTAAATTTCAATAAGGATGACTGGGCTGCCCTTACTTCATTTTCGGAAATTTTTGTTGTTGTCTGCAACTCAGTCGCCATATTCTCGAGCTGATTTGCAGTATAACCGGCAGCGCCGCCTGTTGCTCGAATCTGTGCCTCAAGTCTGGCATGTTCTTCGCTTGCTTTTGAATATTCCTGGACTGATTCTTTAAAAGTTTTTGATAGAGCAGATATTGCGTTTGCTGCGAGATTGTAGATCGCCAACCCGCCGGCGATTTGCATGGATAGCTGCGAAAATGCATTCTTAAGCGAGAGGCTATGCTTTATATTATCTTGAAATGATTTTGCAATATTATCCCAATCCCTCTGGGCATTCTTCCCTTCGCGGCTTGCTTTCTTGAGATCAGATATTGCTTTATCAACTTCCGCACGGAGGATAATCTTCAGATCTTCAACATCAGCCATGCCTTTTCTCCATTTCGGCAGCCTGCTTCGCTTCGAATTCCTGTTCCATAAGTTCGATTACACGCACAACGAGCGGTTTCTCATTTCTCCAACCGGTTCCATGTGGCAATCCAAACCGCTTGTATCGTGCCCATTCTTTCCATCCACTTAAGAATAGCGGGCTCGATAAAAGCCTAGGAATATCGCGCCGCCTGACCAGCATTTTGCCAGAGTCATTAATGGCTGAAGGCAAAATTTCGAATTCATCTGGCGCAAAATTCTCCCAATCCGGATCATCTGCGGCACAATCGGCAAATGCCAATTGCGCCGCAGCCCTCAGTTTTTTTCCTCTTCCTCATCCAGGAGGCTTTCCTTGAAAATGTATGAGCCAATATTGATGGCAAGCTCACGCGCCTTGCTCGTGCGCCCGGCACGGACTGCTGCCAGCTCAGCGCCGGTTTCAATTGGCTCACCATGCAAGTTGAAACCAGTAATCTTCGTCGCGCAATGTTTGGTGAGCGTAATGAATGTTGCGAAGGTCGAGTCATTCCCGATCAATCGCTCGAAAGTCTCGATATCTGGCCAGGTGATCTCGACCTTTACCTTCTCATCATCAGGCATAGGAATGCCAGGAGCATTATTTTTTGGCGGTTCCTTCCATTTGTTCCACGATAGATCCGGCTCGTAGATTGTCACCTTTGCGCTTGTCACTCTTTTCGACTTCTTTTCTTCCAAGTTTTTCCTCCCAGATAATCTCTGCGATCACTCGCTTTTTCCCGTGATCGTTGTATGCTTCGATCACTTTTGCATTTTCTATGGCTTCCTCACCAAACCATAGCTGCACGCCGGCTGGATCGGCCGGGTTCGCCCCGGCCCTAATTTCCAATACCGCCATAGCCCTATGCCGTTATAGTGCGTCTGGTGATCGACGGCATTTCGTTGCCGATCACGGTATAGGCGAAGTTGAATGTCTGCGGACCGTTCATCGGCTTATCAACGGTGAGGCTGTCGATTATGGCCGGCATATACTCCATGACTTCAACCTGGCCGACGGTGGTTGTTTCCCTGCGCCCAAGGAAGAAATGCAGAACGCCGGTTTCGATCGGCTGATATGTTTTCTGCCCGGCGCCGTTGTCATCGATAAGGCGGAAGAATCGTTTGAGGATGAGATCCGCATTTGCATCATCGGTAAAATAGCCATCGATGGTGCCGGAAATTTCCGGCTTGTCGCCTTCCTCATATGATTTAGCGACATCCGTCTGCACGGTATTTTCATATTTTTCCTTGGATGCGCTCTGCGGTACATTCGTCACAAAGCCTAGCTTTGTGAGCTCGATTGGTTTCGCTTTGTCCCCAGATGTGAGCGTGATGGCCGGCTTGTTGAAGACAACATCATTAACCACTGATTCCGCTGGGAATGCGCTCGAAGCGCCTTTCGCGGTGATCTTGAAGAATTTCTCGCCAGAGAGAGCCCCTGTGGTTACCTCAGTTCCGAGCGAGCCAAGATACAGATAATTTTTTGTTCCAGAAAATCGATTTGCCATTACAATCCTCCTAAGATTGATCTTTGATTCGGTCCATACGGACCATGATTATTGCGGTGAGTGCACCAATCAGCGGAGAGCCTGGTGCAGGCAGTGAAAAATCGATATCAATGACATTTGATTCAAATGCGATACCTCCTAATGTAGGATCATTTTCGAAAACCGTAGCGATTGCGTCAGCATAGATGCCCATCTGGTCAGAGAGCGTATCAGGAGTTGAAGCTTTCAATGCTGCGATAATAGCGATTGAGACATCATCAGTTACTGCATCATCGTTGCGCTTGATGGTATCAGGGACCACAAAGACAGAGTTGTAATCTTTAAGGTTAAACGGATCTCTCCATCCAACCCAGAAAGCTTTAGCTTCGGCGCAAACAATCTTTGCATCAATGGCGAGCGCCTTAACTTTTGCATTCAGATTTTGCTCGAGATATTCTTTGAGTTCCTTATAGATATTCCATATTTTCATGTTTCAATGCCTTCTTTTGCAAAATTCTTCTGCAAATATGCCTGAAATACCGCTTCTTTGATGCGCCGTGGTTCTCCGCTAGCCCGCCATGCACGAAAGCCTGGCCTCATGAATGGTTTAGGCCGTATGAGTACTTTTCGCCCTCGACCCGCGAGCATCCCTCGCTGCATGCCGCCAAGATAATTTAAATGTCCTTTAACGTTTTTCCCTGGGCGGACAGCCATTGATGCTTTTTTGTCTTTTAGCTTATAGAACCCCATAGATGCACGGGTTTCTCCTGTGATTACATTGAGCACTTGGCCCGAGAGCTGGGTTTCTCTTATATAATTCGCTAAACTTTCGCCCCAGAGAGAAGTAATCCGTGCTGACATTTTAATTAGCTGAGTATCAGCGAATTTCTCTAGATCCCCATATTTTTTTGTCTTTAGCGTCATTGAGATCATAGATTGCTCCGGTATCCTTCGAAAACTTCGCGAATTGAGAGTGGAAGGCCGAGCTCGTATTGCGAGGTTACTGTTCCATCAACGCTGACTTGCCGCATGCCGGTTGTGCCGGATTCCAATCGCCGCCTGTTGTATGAGATTGCTTCGAGCACGGCAAGTTCCAAGTCCTGGGGAATAGGATCATAGCCAAGTTTGGCGATTATGCGTACATTTCCAGTCCCTGCGGGGAAAATCATGTCATGCAGCCGAATTATCCCTCCATCCGAATCGATAGAAAGCATATCAGGATCAATTTCCGATTCCGGAGGAAATTCCCGATTACCATCGATATATATCTTTGACAGAGAGGCGATGGGATATTCGGGCAGTACTATCGAATTTTTGCCGGTTCCATTTAAACGCAAATCGTAATCCCTTGCCTTAAGCCTACGACCCGAGATGCGATTTGCAGTAGCCGATACAGCATTAATGAGGAATTCGACAGCCAATTGTAGATCATCAGTAAAGCCCAGCATGGTTTTTGCGGTTTCCCAGCTCGTCAGTGCGTCAGTGCTCAGCATGCTCTATGCTCTCCTCCAATAAGGCAGCAGCCAGAATAGCTGCTACCTTATTGTCTCTCAGCTCAAGATGCCGCGAATTTGATTACCTTGATCGCATTGTAGTCAGCGACTGCGCCGCCTACGCGCTTGTAGGTGTAGAAGGTCACCGCGCCTTTCGTGGTATACGGATCTGCGAGAACCCGGACCCCCTTGCGGTCGACAATCTGATAGCCCAGTTTGAAATTGCCGAATGCGATAGCATACGCATCTGCCGCGATATCCGGCATGCTGTCGGAAATCATGACCGGGTAGCCGCACAGGGTATCAGGTTTGCCAAGCTGGAAGGATGGCTGCCAGAGGTAATTGCCCTGGCCATCCTTGAACTTGCGCACCACGGACTGCGTGAGATCATTCATGAGCCATGCCGCGCCATTGCGGTAGCCTGCCTTGAGCGCGTAAATGAGATCGATCAGGACATCGCCAGGATGAGTTGTCGGGAATGCGCCGGCTGCGCCAGAGAGGATGTAGCCAATCTTCTCCCATGTCCAGGAGCTATTCGCCACCATCGTTTCAGCGAGGAACCCTTTTGGCTTGCCATTGCCATCGCCAGAGATAAAGCCAGCATCCTCAAGGCTGGCGAATGTGATACCGGCTTCCTCGGCCAGCCATGCTGCCACATCGAAATCGAGGTCGTCGAGCGCCTCCTGCGATGCAGAGGGCAGGGCATAGAGCTCGCGCGGAATGATTTCAATCTGCGCGATCGCAGGAGTCGTTGCATTGCCGGTTCTTGTGCCGCCTTCAGTAGCCCACCCTCCGGTGATCCCGCCCTTATTGATGTTCTTCAGATAGGACTTGCTGCCAATGGTGACCACATTCGCAAGCTGACGCATTGCCACGCTGTCGCTAACCACACGCTGGAGGGTTTTTTCAAGTTCAGGGAGCACAAGATAACCGCCATCGCCGCCTGTCTGTACCTGGACTGCCGCCTTGAATTGCTGGGAGCGGCCAGGATCGCGCATCCAATCGGTAAAGGCGCGATAGAGCTCGCTCTTTTCATCAGCGCCTCCAAGTCGCGCGCCAAGCATAACGCGATTGATCTGCGCTTTGGTTTCATTGAGCTCTTTTTCGATGGCAGCCAGCTTCGCATCAAGCTCGGCATGCCCCTGTTTCGCCTCGATCGCCGCAAGGCGCTGGTCATTTGTGTCACGGAATGCCTTCCATTCCTTGCCAAGGTTATCGAGCATTTCTTTTACATCAGAGTCCATTGCTTTCTCCTTTCAGGATTGATATCAGCCCGTCAAGGGCTTCTTTTATCTCGCCATCATCTTCGGATTTCTGGCTTCCAGCATCCCGCTGGAGCGCTTTCCATCCGCCGGAGGCGATGGCGGCTGCCTCCGCGCGAGTCGCGCCTGCATCCCGCAAGAACGCCTCGAAGTCGCGAATTGTCTTTATTGAGCGAAAATCAAAATGCTTCAGAGCCATCGGGATCTTTTTGAAGCCGATTTTTGATACATCATAGAGCGCGGCTGCCTGCACAGTTTCATGCACTTCATCAGCAAACCCGGCATTGAATGCCTCTTGCGCGGTCAGCCAGGTCTCATCATCCATCATCTGGCCAATCTCTCGTGGAGAAAGATTAGAATGCGCGGCATAGATCGAGATGAGCTCGGATCTCATCTTGTCAAGCACATCTGCATCTTTGCGCAGCTGGTCCGCATCGCCCCAGGTAATGGTCCATGGATTATGGATCATGAGATAGGTCCCCTCGTCCATGACCAATTTTGAGCCTGCAAGCGCCACCACCGATGCCATCGAGGCCGCAAGGCCGATCACCTCGACTGTGAGCTTATCGCGAATAGAAGCAAGTAGGTTGTAAAATGCCATGCCTTCGGTAACCGCCCCGCCGGGGCTATTAAGCAAAAGTCTGATCTGCTTTGCGTTTTTAATGGCGTCAAACTGCTCCTTGAAATCACTCACTGAAATGCCGAATCCGCCGATTTCATCAAAGACTGAAATCTCTGCATAATCTGGAGTTATATCGATTGCATACCATTTTGACCGTATCATCATGTGCCTCCTGTGAGGTTCCTTGCGTTCTGCAATTCTGCCAGCGAGCGGTAATCATCGCCGTTTTCAATTGGGTTCATATTTTCCTTCTCGCGGATATCATTCTTTGACATCCAGCCCGCATCACGAGCGATCTTATAGGCTTCATAGCGGCTCTTGAGATCGCCGCGGAGCAGACCGTCAAGGTTGAATTCTGGGAAATATTTCTGCGGCGCAGTAAAGAGCTGCATCTGCAAGGCTTGTTCAATGCGCACAAGCCAAGGGCGAATGCTATGCATGGCAAATGCGAGCATGAATTGCTCGGAGCTCGCATAGGTAGTCGTCTGGGTATCGGCTTGCAGCAGCATGAGCGGGACTCTAAATAGAGAGGCAAGTTCAGAGCGCTGGAATCGCCGCGTCTCGATAAGCTGAGAATCCTCGGCAGTCATCTCGATTTTTTCGAAACTAGCGCCATCGCCGAGCACATGCAATTTATGCGCATTCGCTGATCCGCCATGGTCATCGGTCCATATCTCACGGATGCGGTCCGCTTCACCTTTTTCAAGTTTTTTGGCAACCTTGATTATTCCCGCTGGGGTGGCGTCATTGCGCCAGAATTTGCCCGCATATTCTTGGGTAGCCAAGGCTGATCCGAAGGTGTCACGAGCCTGTGCGATGACTGATTCGCCGAGGATTCCGTTCCGTGATAATCCGCGAATATGCAAAACATCCTTCTGGCCCAAAATAAGCGTCCCGGCTCCAGTACCGGAAATTTGATATTGCAAGGAATAATCCGGCAACTGTAGCACTGTCACGTTGTCAGGGTTGAGCGGAATAAGGTCGTCTATTATCAAGTCGCCATGATAGAGCTTGACTGCAAAAAAGTTGCCCCGTAGAAGCAAATGCGACATCATCTGCTCGCGGAATTCGAAACTTGTCTGCCATGGATTGGGCCGCGAATGCAAAAGCTCATAAAGAGGATGGTCAGGCGCCCGTTCCTTGCCCCCATTGTCGAGCCGCTGATAAACATGCAATGGCAATGAGGCGATTGTCTCGGACAGAATACGCACGCAGGCATTCACTGTTGCGATCCGCATGGCGGTATCTGCAGTGACGATTTGTCCGGAGGCTGTTTCATAATATCCTTTGAGAGCGCGGACCCAATCATCACTGCCAAATAGCAATGCGCGGGCTGCAAGTCTCAACCGTTCGCCAAATTTCATCCTATTACCTCATCAGCTTTGGCAAATCCAGCTTCGCCGCCATTCGTAATCGATGCCCGGCCAATCGCCATTATTGCCGCAACAATTCCATCGATACGTTTACCGCTTGTTTCTCGCCGCGGCTTCATCGGCATTATGTTGCCTTGACGATCAGCTTTGACTTCAGTGCATGACATCATCCAGCGCAAAACAGGATGCCCACCATGTGCGAGCTCTCCCTTGCGTATGAGACGCTCAAAGATATCAGAATAAATTGCCATGGGATTGTATCGCTGAGGCACAGCGACCATAGTAAATTCGCTTGATAGATGCGCTACGACTTCGCCTGCTTTGAACGGGTCATAGGCAATTTCATCAATAAGGTATTTATCACCGAGGATGCGGATT